AGTTATTGTATCAGGAACCAATGAACTTCAATACTCTCATGTTTATCCACCAAGAGTTTTAAGAGAAAGTTGTTTTGTGGTAGATCAAGAGGGAAATACTCAATTTGGAGAAAGTGATCTTCGCAAAGTTAACAGTATTGAAGTAGCATCGGCAAAACACTCTCCCATTTTGGGATTTGCTTATGATGGACATCCAATTTATGGTCCATACGGATATTCTAGTAAGACTGGTGGAATCATAGTTAATATGAAGTCCGGTTATTCCTTAGATTTGAAATCAGGAAGACCTCCAACTTCTATTTTCCCCGAAGGATTCTTTATCGAAGATTACACACATAAAGATGTTTCTGATCAAAGTGTTCTTGACGAAAACAATGGAAGATTTTGCATCACTCCAGATTATCCTGAAGGCACATATGCATACTTCATGACGGTTAATGACCAATTTGCAGAGTCATCTGGTGTATTCGAAAAATACAAAAAACCAGTGTTCCCATACATTATTGGTCATAATTATCACTCTATACCAGATGAGTTTAACTTCTTAAATTCATCCACTCAAGATTTGTATCCATTTGAAACTAGTGATCTTCGCAGAAATACAGAACCATTAAATCTTATCGAAGAAGATTCTGAATACCCATATATTTTCCTTCCAAATGCATTAAATCAAACGTTAGATGTATCCAAAGTAGCACCAGGAACAATCAACGGTATTGGTATTGTAACTTCTGGTGACTATTATAAGGTAGGAGAAACGTTGGTCTTTGATAATACTGGAACAAGTGGTGATAGTGCATACGCCAAAATTTCTAAGGTCAAAGGAAGATCAGTCAATCGTATTAGTGTTGCTTCAAGTGTAATTGAGAATGTAGAGTTTTATCCTGGTGATAAAACAGGAGAATATAAAATCTACAGTGATTATCCACACCAGTTCTCAAATTTAGACATAGTTTCTATATCTGGCATATCAACAACTGGATCTGGAATTGATGGTTCGTATACTGCAGGTATTTCTTCAAATAGATTTACCATTGCTGGTGTAGGAACAACTGGAGTTGCAATAGGAACGGATGGAGTTACTGGACTTGTAACATATTTTAGTCTCGTCGGTGACCTTGCTTTCTCTAACATCAGAGAAAATGACATACTTGCTGCAGGAACGGAAAAAGTTAAAGTATTGAACGTTGACAAACTCTCCTCAAGAATAAGAGTTCTGAGAGCAGTTGAAGGAACCGTTGCAACTTCACATACTATTGGCAAATTCATATATGAAGATCCCAGAAAATTAACTATTAATGTTGGGTATAAAACTGATTATGCTTACAGGATTAACGAGCAAGTGTATTTCAATCCTGTCGAAACTGTTGGTCTCGGAACCACATCTGGAGTTGGTATTGGAACTACTATTTCATTCTCAAATCCAGGTGCAGGAATAACTCAAAAGTTTATTCCAACAAAATCACTTTACTTTAGAAATCACAACTTCAAGACTGGAGACTTGGTAACATACTCTCCAGGAAACGGTGGTACTGGATTATATGTTGAAGATGAGAGTAATGTTGGTATTGGCACAACGTTGACAGATGGTGAGCAATTGTACGTTGCAAAGATAAATGATGATTTGATTGGAATTGCAACAGTAAGAGTTGGTTTGGGAACAACAGGAACTTTTGTTGGAATTGCATCTACTTACAGAAGTTCTTCCACTCTCTTCATAAAAGGTGTAGGTATTGGAGATACTCATAGCTTCACCACAAATCATACTGTAATAACAGGAACATTACGCAAAAATACTGTTACTGTATCTACAGCATCGACTCACGGACTCAATTCATCTCACAAAGTTGATGTATTTGTAAATCCAGCAAATACTAAAACAATAACCATAAAGTATGATGATTACAACAGAAGAATTCTTGTCAATCCTCTTGATTTTACAACCTCTGGCGTTAACACATCTACTGGAAGTATTGCATTAACAGATCATGGATTTAAAGGTGGAGAAAAGGTAATCTACACCGCATCTGATGTTTCTGAAGGATTGACAAATGAAAAGATATATTATGTTTCTAGAGTAGATAAAGATAACATCAAACTTGCAACAAGTTATTTCAATGCGACGCAAGCAGATCCAGTTACTGTTGGAATTGCAAGTACAGGAACTACTGGTGGTACTATTAGTCCAATCAATCCACCATTAACAGTATACAAGAACTCAACAGTAATCTTTGATTTATCAGATGCATCTCTTGGATATTCTGTGTTTGGATCAAAATATCCTGCGTTTGATCTTAACCTGTATACTGATAATAACTTTACTAAAGTTTGGAACAAGAGTAAAAATAGTAAAACCTTTGAATATACTAAATCTGGACAAGTTGGATCTGCTGGAGGAAAATCTACTTTAGCAGTTAATGAAAATATTCCAGAAACATTATATTACAAGTTGGATTTAGTTTATGATGCAAATCTTCCAAAAGTAAAATCAGAAGTATTTGTTGATAATGAAGTCATTTCTGGAAACGAATTAACAGCAAAAGAAAGTGGGTATAATGGAACTCACAGTATTGTTGTTGGAACCACCACCACGTTCACTTATACATTAGCAAATCCCCCAGAGTCGGTTTCATACGCATCTACAACATCTTCCCAAATAAGTTACGAGACTGATTGTACTCATACTTATGGACCTGTTGCTAAGGTGGAAATTATTAATCCTGGAAGAAATTATTATTCACTTCCAGGTATAACAACTGTTAATGAAACTAATGGTTCTGGAGCAATATTTGAAGCGACTAGTTCGACAATCGGACAATTAAAAGACGCAAAGATAAATGACATTGGATTTAATCTTCCAGCAGACAATACTCTAAAACCAAGAGTTCTTTTCCCACAGACAGTCAAAATTAATGCATTGTATTCATTAGATGAAATTGGAATATCTTCTTTCGGAAGAGGATTCAGCATCCCTCCACAGTTGATTGTTCTTGATGGATCGACTAGGGAAGTTGTTGATGATGTAGTTTTAAGAATGACTTTAGGAAATGAAAAAGTTGAAATTCTTAAGAATACAAATAAACTTTCCAACGCAACTCCAACAATTATTCCGACATTTACTGATTCTGGTGTCGGTATTAGTACAATTGTGTATGATTCTTCGACTAAAAATGCAACAGCAACTCTTTCTGTTGGATTCAGCACAATTAACAGTTTCCCATTTGCATCTGGAGATAAAGTTCTTGTTGAAAATGTTAGTGTTGGTGTTGGTTCAACTGGAAAAGGATTTAATTCTAAAAACTTTAATTATGAACTCTTCTCAGTTGTCTCTGTAACTGAAAATTTGGGTGGAATAGGATCTGTCACATTTAGTATGGACGGATTTATCGATGAAGGAGAAACTCCAGGCCAATACAACAATGTAAATTCTGCAGGTAGAATAACTGCACAAAAACACTTCCCAATTTTCGATATATCATTGAAAGCAAGTGATTACATTATTGGAGAAGAAATTAAATCAGACTCTGCCACTGGAATTGTTGAAGACTGGAATTCTAAACTTGGTATCTTAAAGATTTCTTCCAACGATAACTTTATTGTTGGAGAGTCTGTTACAGGACAATCTTCAGATGTTGTTGGAATTGCAACTTCAATAAAAGCATTTGAATCTTCTATTGATTTTGGTGCATCATCTAAGGTCATTAGAGGATCTCAAACCGATTCTGGATTCTTAAACTTCCAGCAACAAAGAATTCAGGATAATTTCTATTATCAAAAGTTCTCATATTCACTTAAGTCCGAAATTCCTTTTGATACCTGGAATGATTCTGTTTCCGCACTCAATCATACTCTTGGATACAAGAAGTTTTCTGATTATCAATTAGAATCCACCAATACAAATCAGATGAATATTGGAATATCTTCTGATGGATTGACAGTTGTTAATGATATAGATTCTTTTGGAAGTCTTCACTGTGTTCATGACTTTGATCTGGCAACAGAAAATAGTATTGGATCTCCTTTCATATCAAATGAAATTATCTTCAAAAATAGAATCTTAACAGATTACTTTGAATCTATCGGCAACAGAGTTCTTTCTATTGATGATATTAGTGGACAGTTTAATAGTGAACCAAGGGCAACACCTTTTAGTATTGTTGACACATTTGATCTTGGAAACGTAAAAGCACAGAAATACATTACTTATGTAAGAGACAAGAGATACACCGCTCAAAGACAGATTCTTGTTGTTGATTTAGTTCATGATGGATCATCAGGTTACTTAAACCAGTACGGTAGAGTAGAAACCACATATGATCAGGGTGCATTTGATTTTAGTATTTCTGGATCTGATGGGCAATTGTTATTCTATCCAACCAAGTATACTGTCAATGACTATGAGTTAACAACTATTTCATATAATTTAAGTGGTATTGCTACAGGGATTGGAACAACCTCATTTGCTGGGGTTGCTAAAATTGAAACTGATAGTACACAAATTACAACAGGAGTTTCTACTTCAATTGTTTCAATTGCAAATACTTACACTTCAGCAAAAGTTTTAGTAAATATCACCCCAGATATTAACAAAACTAATTTATATGAGATGGTTGAATTAAATGTTATTAATGATGGAACCACTATCGATTTACTGGAGTTTGGTAGATTAACCGCAGAAGGTCTTACTGCAGCTTCTTCATCAGGATTTGGAACATATTCTGCTTATGATGATGGCACTAATTTGAATATTGATTTCCACCCAGGAGTTGGTATTGCAACAACCGCGGTTGTTAACACAATGTATGTTGGACTTGCAACTCACACTTCAACAGGAATTTCTACAATTTCCCTGCAAAGATCAACTCTTGATGCAAGAACAACTTCAATATCCGCATCTGGATCACCAGGAATTACAACGATCTCTGATTATATTACTGATGAAGATGCTGCATATTTTATTATTCAGGTAACCGATACAACTAATAACAGAATTCAGTTATCTGAAGCGGTTGTCATTGATAGTTTTGTTGACACTGCAAATCCATATGATGCATATTATGCAGAATATGCTAACTTAGAAAGTTCTGCTGGTCTCGGAACCGTAGGTGCTCTTATAGATTCGAATGGGAAGACTTCTCTGACGTTTACTCCACTTCCAAGTATTGATGTCGTAGTTACCGTATTCAAGAATTCACTTAGTCTTGAATCTGGAAGTACAAGTTATCCTTCTGAGATTGATTTTATTAACGGCACAATTGTTACTCAACCAGGATCATATCAAGGAACTGAGACTGATATTAAGAGAGAGTTTGGATTAACTCATAAGACCGATGCAATCTTTGAGAGATATTTCTTAGCAAATGAATCCACAATTGTTAATGTCGATGCAAACACTATCAAGATTCCAAATCATTTCTTTGTTACGGGTGAAAAAATTTCCTATAACCATGTTGGAACAGCAGCATCTGCTATTGGAATTGCAACAACTAGTTTTGTTGGCGCAGCAAGTACAACATTCCTCCCAGAAGAAAATCTGTATGTAGTTAAGGTTGATGACAATAACATTAAGATTGCAACCAGTGCAGAGAATGCACTGAGAAGCACTCCTTTGGTCGTAGATCTTGAAAGTGTTGGAATTGGAACTTCTCATAGATTTGTCGCGACAAATCAAAATGCAAAGGTTATTGTTGCAATAGACAATGTAATACAGTCTCCTATTGTCGCAACTGCTATTACTACAGGACTATCTACAAACTTTACTGCGGTTGCAGAGACCATTGAATTTATTGGAATAACTTCGTTCTTTGGTGCGGATCTAATTAAGATCAACAACGAAATAATGAAAATTGAAGGCATTGGTATTGGACAAACCAATGCAATCAGAGTTCGTAGAGCATGGATGGGAACTTCTCCTGGAATTGGAAGCACTGGAGATTTAGTTACCAAAGTCACTGGAAACTACAACATTGTTAATAATCATATTAATTTTGTAGAAGCACCTTACGGAAATACTCCGATTGGGTCAACTACAAATGCTCCTGATGAAAGAGATTGGCTTGGAATTACTTCTTCTTCAAGTTTCCAAGGAAGATCTTTCATGAGATCTGGAATAGAAAATAGTTCAGATTCTTCTTACTCTAAAAATTATATTTTTGACAATGTGTCAGATCAATTTGATGGTGTTGAAAATGAATTCACATTGAAGCAAGAAGGATCTAATGTTACTGGAATATCTGGAGAAAATGCAGTAATTCTTATAAATGATATATTCCAAATTCCAGGAACACAAGAAAATTATGTATTAAGTGAATCCTCTGGAATCACTACCATGACTTTCCAAGGAACTGTTCCACAGTCTCCTCTTGGACCAGATGTTGGAATTTCTAGTTTCCCTAAGGGTGGTATTATAGTTTCAGTTGCCTCAACTGAAGGATTTGGATATCAACCTCTTGTAGCTGCAGGTGGAACTGCTGTAGTCTCTGCTGCTGGAACCATTGAATCCATTAGCATTGGAAATAGTGGTTCTGGATATAGATCTGGAGTTCAAACTACGGTGAATGTTGGAGTTGGAACTTCAAGCACGGGAACTGGAAATATTGAATTCATTGGAACAGCCGCGATTAGTAATGGTCATATCGTGAGTGTTGCGATTACAAATCCAGGATCTGGATACACCTCAACAAATCAACCATTTGTTGTGTTTGACGACCCACTTTCATATTCAAACTTGAATCTACATTATAGTTCTTCCAATCTTGGATTGGGAACTGAGGCAATAGTCGATATTGTCGTTGGACAAGGTTCTAGTGTTATTGACTTTGAAATAAGAAATACCGGATATGGATATGGCAATGGTGACATACTGACAGTCGCAATTGGAGGAACAATTGGAATTCCTACTACAGCATCTTATTCTGGAAATGAATTCCAACTGACAGTTGATGAAGTATTTGATGATAAGTTTGCTGGATGGTCATTGGGAACTTTGCAAATCCTTGACAACATTGATGAGTTTATTGATGGAGCAAGAAGGGACTTCCCATTAAAGCAAGGTGGATCTTCGATTTCCATCGTTTCCTCTCCTGGATCCAAAATTGATGTACAAGATGTTCTTCTTGTATTTGTCAATGATATTTTACAAGTTCCTGGAGTTGGATATGAATTCAATGGTGGAAGCACATTAACTTTCACAGAAGCACTGAAGGTTGGTGATAAGGCTAAGATTATTTTCTACAAAGGAAATGGTGATAGTGATGTTGCCTTCAGAGATGTTATTGAAACTGTTAAAAAAGGTGATACTTTACAATTGAAGCATATGTCAGATTCTCAACCAGCATATCTGGATGAGGAAGTTAGAAGTGTCTTTAATATTTTATCTACAGGAAACGTAGAGACCAATCCATATTACGGTCCAGGTAAAACTGAAGACGTTACTCTGACCAGACCTGTTACCTGGTGTAGACAAACTGAAGATAAGATTATTGATCAGATTCCAACTGGTAAAGATAGAGAACTTTATGAACCTGTTATCAATCCAAGTGCGTATATCATTAAATCTGTTGGCGTTGGTTCAACAGCAATTTATGTTGATTCTCTGAGACCATTGTTTAATGTTCAAAACGAATCAAGTTCTTTGACATTCCAAAATAATATTACATTCATTGCACAAGAAGCAAAAACTGGTGCTGCTGGAACAGCAGTTGTTTCTGGACTGGGAACAATTTCATCTGTTGTTATTTCTGATGGTGGTGTTGGATATACTACAGCAACAGTAAGTTTTGGTTATACCTCTGCAACAAGAGCATTTGGAACTGTGACGATAAGTGCTGGTGGAACAGTAACAGGTATTGCAATCACAAGTCCTGGTGTTGGATACACAAACACAAATCCACCAACCGTATTGATTTCTCCTCCCGCATACAATGAAGAGGAAGTTTCTGTTAACAATTACTTTGGAGATGATGGTATCATTGTTGGATTTGGATCTACATCCGTTGGAATTGGAACTACTCAACTGATCTTTGACGTTCACATTCCATATGATTCATTCCTTAGAAATTCTTCACTTGCTGGAGTTGCAGTTACAATCACTGGAATTCAACAGTATGACTACTTTATCGTTAGAAAATCTACTGTTGGACTTGGTTCAACAAGTGTAACCTCGTTGGATGAATCTGGGGGAACTGTTGGAGTTGGTACTTCTTTTGCAGATAATGTTTATCAGGTTGCTTCGATTGAGGGATTGACCACTAGTGTTTCTGGCATCACAACAAATGTCAGAAGATTGTTTGTTAATGTTGATGGATTTGCCTCTGGTTATTCTGGAATAACTACTTCCGATCATGGACTAGGACAATTTAGTTGGGGTAAGATTGATGTTGTTGATAGATCCAACACAAATACCTATACAGCGTATACTCAGTCTGGAATAGGTCTTACTGAAGGATCTGGTATTACAACCTCAACTATGGTCGTAAGGACCAATTTCTTGAAGTCCAAAAATTATATCTAGACTATCACTAATAAATAAAGAAAAAACTGCGTCAAATGGCTGCCATTATAACTGATCAGATTAGAATATTAAATGCCAAAAACTTTGTTGCTGGGGTGAAAAACTCCAGCAATTCATATTATTCTTTTGTTGGTTTGACGAATCCAGCAGATTATCAGTCGGATTGGGATCAGAATCCGCCTGCACCTAAGGACAATTTTAATCAAGAGAATGACTATTGGGATACAATGGTTGCTTTGAAGAAGATTAATGCTTCTGATGTAAAGCAAGTCGTTCCAAAAAGAGTTTGGTCTTCTGGTACAACATATGATATGTACCGTCATGATTACAGTAGAACAAACACTGCTGCTGTATCTGGATCAACATCTCTTTATCTGGCAACTTATTTTGTATTGAATAGTGACTTTAGAGTTTATATTTGTTTGCAGAATGGAACCAGCCCAGACAATCCAACAGGGCAACCATCTCTTGATGAACCAACCTTTACGGATTTGGAACCAAGAGCAGCTGGAACTAGTGGTGATGGATACATTTGGAAGTATCTTTACACTATTAGTCCAAGTGATGTTGCCAAATTTGAATCAACACAGTACATGCCCGTTCCTGCAGATTGGGGCACATCCAGTACAAATGCCGCGGTTAGAGATAACGCTATAGATGGATCTATTAAAATCGTCACGATTACCAATAGAGGAGTTGGTCTTGGAACTGCAAACAGTGTTTATTCTGCTGTTCCCATTAAGGGTGATGGTTCTGGCGCAGAATGTACGATTGTAATTGATGGCAATCAACAAGTAAGTTCTGTTACCGTTTCAAATCAAGGATCAGGATACACCTATGGTAATGTTGACTTGATTGCTGGAGGAGTTCCAACAGGAACTACTAGACCAACGTTTAATGTCATAATTCCACCACAAGGTGGACATGGTGCAGACATTTACAGAGAACTTGGTGCATATAATGTTCTTCTGTATTCTAGAATTGAAAACGACAATGAAAATCCAGACTTCATAACAGGTAATCAAATTTCCAGAATTGGTGTTGTTGAAAATCCACAACGTTATGGATCAACAACTATCTTAAGTTCGGACAAGGCATCCGCAACCAATGCATTGAGATTGGTTGGTGTTGGATATAGCACTGCGACTTTTACGGCAGACTCTTATTTTACACAAACTGTTTCTACAGGAACTACTGCTGTTGGTAGAGTCGTTAGTTATGATCAAACTACCGGTGTTCTGAAGTATTGGCAAGATAGAAGTCTTGCAGGATTTAACACCGTTGGAACAGCACAAACAAATCCAACCTATGGATATGATTTGACTGAATTTACATCAAGTCCAGGAACAGGTGGAAGTTTGACTATTGTTCCATCTACAGGTACTGATCTAACTATTGATACAAACTTCACAGGTATATCTACCGTAATAAATAA